TAAAGAAGATGATTTAAAAGATAATTTTAAAAAGGCTATGATGAGAGCTATCCGTAGAGACTCAATGTATTCTTATAGTAAGTGTTTTAAAAAAGAAGAAACGGATATGAGTGTTCGAGAAATATTTCTCAAGTACAAAGATGATTCGGAATATGGTGTATTTATTCTCAGACATAAACATAAAACGCCAGTTTATAACAGCCCTAATTATGATTGGGTAGGAATTAAATCGGATGAGATTAGAGAACTATACAACGAAGGTATCATTACAGATAAAATGTTATCAAACCTTGAGGTACCTGTTGATGAGTTATCAGAAACATTCAAACTTAAGAACGGAGAAGGTAGACATTGGGTTCATTTGATTAGAATGTACAAACGAGATACTAGAATCTTCCCAGCAGCACTACAAGTATTTAGATTAGGTCTTGGACAACCAGCAGTTAACTTCCCACCATTAACAGCAAAATTATTATATGAGAAATTTACTGAACATGTAGAAGGTGATTTGGTTATCTACGACCCATCATCTGGTTGGGGTGGAAGAATACTTGGAGCTATGTCTTCTAATAGAAAAATACATTATATTGGAACTGACCCTAACCCTGATAATTATGACCCGATAAATAGATATGAATATGTTGGGGACTTTTATCAGAAACATTGTGGTAATAAATTTTTCGATGATAACAACACTTATGAAGTTCATCAAAACGGTTCTGAAGATTTTGACTTTGGTGAATATAAAGGTAAACTAGATTTTGTTTTTACATCACCACCTTATTTTAATCGTGAACAATATTCTCAAGATGAGAATCAATCATTTAAAAAGTTTTCACAATATGATGATTGGAGAGATAACTTCTTGAGACCGACTTTAATAAATTGTTTCAACAACTTAAAGAATGATAGGTGGTTAGCTTGGAACATAGCAGATATTAAAGTTGGTAATGATAAGTATGTTCCACTAGAGCAAGATAGTATTGATGTATTAGAAGAATTAGGAATGGAGTATAAAGGTAAGATAAAAATGTTAATGACAAGAATGATTGGATTGAAACCTAAAGGGGTTAAGAATTCAGTAGAAGTAGATGGTACTCATTATAAATATGAACCTATACTAATGTTTTATAAAGGAGAAAAATAATGGCAAAAGGTAGTCATAAAGGTGTTATAGAAGCACTTAGGGATACTCCCACCAAATGGTGGCAGACATGTTTAGATTTGTTCATGAATTCACTTCAAGGACAAACAACACCAACAAATGTTACGGTGAGATTTAAACAAATTAAAGATAATCTATATGATTTAGGAATTATTGAAAAAGATAGTACTGGTGTCGGTATGACTGAAAACACATTAGTTGAAAAATACTATCACACTCATACTTTAGATGAGAAATTAAAAGATCCATCAAAGGGTGTTGGAGTACATACTATGGGAGTTGGACTCTTTACTATGAAAATGACTAAAGGTCGAGAAGAGTTTTATGGAAAAGGTCTTGAAGTTTTAACAAGAATCCCACATGAAACAAAATGGATTAATCACAATTATGATATTCCCAATTTAAAAAATGTAAAATCACCAAGAAAATTAACTGACAATGAAGCTATTAAACTTGGTTATCCAATAGCTGAGATTGGTACACATGGTAGTTATCAACATTGGCCTATTATAGACACATCAGATTGGGGAGACAATTGGTTTGAAGAACTTGCTCAATTGATTGAATGTTATTTCGTATTTACAATCGGTAGTAAATTAAATTTTACTCTAGAAAAACATGACAAATCATCTAAACCTATAATAAGAGAATGTCAGAAAATGGTATTCCCTTGTACAGAATCACCTTATATTGATGAATGGACAACTTGGAAAGATGTCAAACTTGGTAACAATAATTTTCCTATGAAGGCATTATTACGACCAAGAAAAGAAGAATTAGATAGTAGTCCTGATTATAAAAAAATAAAACAAAAATATGAAGGTAGGATGTGGAAACATCCATATGAAAATTTCAGTGAAGATATGGTACTACTTGTTGTAGAAAAAGATACCAATGTAATTCTTGATATTAAACCGAGAATAGTAAAGAGTGGTGTTACTCAGAGAGGTACAGTTGTTATTAAAGTTGGTAAACATGAAGTCTCTACTGATATTAATAAATCTCAAGTTAGATTTATTTCAAGTAAAGGTGAGGCGTATGCAGATAGTGCGAGAGCTAGTTGGTTAAATCCAATAAAAGAAAGATTTGATGATTTCTTCCCATATAGTAAAGAAAACGAAACTAGTGTTAGGAATCAATTCCAAGATGTATTGACAGGAAAGAAATGGCCATCACATCTTTTACCAATCGTGTATGAACAATTATGTCGTGATATGAATATTAAACCGTATGATTATGATTACGCTAAAAAGAATTTTATGAAAAAGACTTTAGGAGATAGTATCCTTGATATATACGATAGTGGTAATAGATGTTTGTATGAATTGAAAATAAAACCACCCTGTAAAGATTTAGATTATAATCAGATAAAATCATACGGATTCGAAATAGTTGTAAAGAAACATGAACTGAGTGATACTAAACGAATTGTTATGTTTGCAAATTCCAATGGTAAAGGTTTTGATAATGATACTATTGAAAAGTTTACAACAAGATTGAATGATGGTCAAGATAAAATAGAATTTGTATTATTAGATTTAAGTGATTATGGATTAGAAACATTATCAGAAACATATAAAGATGCACCAAAAAAATAAAGGAATAAAAATGAAAAATAAATTCAAAGTAGGACAGTGGGTTATGTTACCGTTTCATGAAGAGGCATATAAAATAACAAAATTATATCAAGATGAGAATTTAAACGAAGTGGTTGATTTAGATGACGGTGATAATTATAGAATTATCGGAAAATCTATTGATAAGATATTAGAGATACCAAAAAGAAACAAAGGAAAATAAATGATAAACGAAAAACAAATACAAGATAATTGGAATGAATTAATACAACTTATAGAAGATACATTCGAAGGTGAACGAAAAGAAAAACTTTTAAAAATGTATAAATACTTTGAAGATAGAATGATGTTTGCACCTGCATCTGGAACTGAACATTTTCATAATTGTTTTCCTGGTGGTTATGTTGAGCATATATTGAACATAGTAAGATTCTCAAAACAATTTTATGAAGTGTGGGTTGAGAATGGTTCATTTGTTTCTAATTATACAATGGAAGAACTTGTATTTGCAGGTTTACATCATGACTTGGGTAAAGTTGGTGATTTAAATGGAGATAACTATATCCCAAATGATTCAGAGTGGCACAGAAAAAATCAAGGGAAGATTTATACACATAATCCTGACCTTCAATTCATGTCACCTCCTGATAGAGGTATTTGGATTCTAAATCAATTTGGAATCAAAATGACACAGAATGAAATGTTAGGTATTAAACTTGCAGATGGAATGTATGATGAAGCTAATACAAAATATTTAAAAACATTTAATAAAGACCACGGCCTTAAATGTAACCTACCTTATATTCTACATCAAGCTGATATGGCAACAACAAGGGTTGAATTTGAAAAATGGTTTCATCAAGATTTAGAAAGAGAAATATTTGATACAAAAGTTCCAAAAACAAGAGATGAACAAAAAAAAGTAGATAATCTCAAATCAAAATTTGATGAGTTATTTAACTAGGAGATAACTATGTGGTGGTGGATATTTTTTATTTTATTTATGTTGATTAGTATATTTTCTTCAATAACATTATTTTATGCTTTAAGGAGAATAAATCAATATGAAGATTTAATAGAACAATTTCAACAAATAATATTATTTGCAACTAATAAAATGAAGTCCGTTGATGCTAGTGGACATTATGAGGCGGATGATGAAACAGGATTTTTCTTCCAACAATTGAAAGAATTACAATTGTTATTAGATGAAATATTCGAAACTGAGGATACCAATGAGTAGTGAAAAAGATATAGAAAAAGAAGTTAAAAGACTAGAAAAAAAATTTCCAAATAAAAAGAAGAAAAAACCTGGAAGGAAACCAAAGAAAAAACCTTATTTTGGTATTGATGTACAAGAGGCTATTGTAAGATATAATGACAGTACTGATGATTCAGAAAGAAATATTATATATAGAGATGAGATACACAAGGCCTTTGATAAACTAGCTGAAAATATAATTAATACATTTAAATTTACTTATTTTGATTATGGTTTTGAAGATATTAAACATGAAGTAGTTGCATTTATGGTAGTAAATTTACATAAATATGACCACACTAAAGGCTCAAAGGCATTTAGTTATTTTTCAGTAGTTGCTAAAAATTATTTAATATTACATAATAATGCGAATTATAAAAGATATAAAAGTCATGATGACATAAAAGTTTTAGATTTACATAAACATCAGGATAATAAAGAGGGGTACGATGATTTTATAAATCAGATTATACAATATTTTGATTATAAAATACCATTATTGTTTAAAAAGAAAAAAGATTTAGATGTTGCTTATGCTATTATAGAGTTAATAAAAAGAAAAGAGGAAATAGAAAACTTTAATAAAAAAGCTTTATACATATTGATTAGAGAAATGACTGATGTTGAAACGACATATATAACTAAAGTAACAAATGTATTCAAATCACATTATAAAAAAATATTAAGAGAATATGAACAAAATGGTGTATTAAAGATACCACCAAAAAATCCTTTCTTTTAAAAAATACCACATATTTACACTTATAACCTACTGATTAGCAAGGGAGTCCTTCTCTGGAGTGAAAGGTAGGTTTTTTATTTATCATCAATTTTAACAATTTTTATATTTATATATGAATAGTTACATTCTATAATTGGGAGTATTGTATGAAATCGAATGATGAAATATTCGAGGGAAAAACCTTCGAAGATTTAACAAAAGATATCTATGACAATCAGAAGAATAAAAAACTTCAACTTGATTTGTTAATTCAGGAAATACATGGTATGATTCAAACTATAGATGATGCTGTCATGATAGCACCACTCATTAAAGAATTATTCGATGTTGCTGTCAAGAATGATGAGCATCTTGTCAAATTAGCAGGTGTTATTCAAAGGATAATAGCTAAATCTAGTGGTAATGATGAGGAATCATTTTTATTATCAGAAGCAGAAAAAGAAGATTTAGTAAGTGCATTACAAGATGATGTTAATGATATTCAAAAAAAATATGATAAATTAGAATCAAAAAAAATGATTGGCGATTAATATGAAAACAGTAAAAAGAAAAACTGGTAATAGTAATGATGTACATGCTTTTGGACCTCGTAATTATCTTGATTATATTGAGGAGCCGTTACAATTTTTACCAGCTACAGTTACTGATGTTGTTATTAATTCCGAATCACCTGCATATGGAGATAGTGTATCTGATATTAATAGTATAATGGTTTCTATTAATGTAGAGAATTATAGTATATCTCAGGCAACATCTAGAAAAAAATATGTACCATTATTAAGAGGGATGGTTGATGTTCCGGTTAAGGGTGATCCTGTTTTAGTATGCTCTTTTGGTACTGCTAATTATTATTTAGGTCCTTTGAATGGGACAACAAATTTTCCTAATTTTAATGTTGACGGATTAAATAAAAGAACTAGTTATTTATTAGATAATACCGAAACTGCAGATCCAACACAAAATTTAAAGGATAGATACAATATACCAAAAAATTTCGTCCTATCACCAATAAGTAGACTACAGAAAGTATATAAAACAAGACTTGATGATCCTATGGGTAAAAAGGTCGGTGATGCTGGAAGTATAGCAAAGGCAGATACTCATGGTGATATGGTATTTGAAGGTAGATATGGTAACAGTATCAGAATTGGAAGTCGTTCATCTCATCCTTTAGTATTTATTGGTAATGGGAGAAATGCAGAAATACCATTTGAAAGTTTTTACGATAATTCTATTTTAGGAATGACTACTGTGGGTAGTTTATCTCATCACTACGGTTCTTTTCAACTAGCTTCAGATAGTGTACAAGATAATGTCAGAAAAGTTATGGGTACTGGTGATGGTAATAAATTTAATTATAATTACGGTATGAGAACTGATTTAGATAATGCACCAACTTTAGCGGGTCAGATTTATATGGGTAGTGATAGAATAGTTTTTAATTCTAAAAAAGCGACTATGACTTTATCTGCGTTGACTAGTATCGATTTAGGTGCAGGAACATCATTCACTGTTAGTACAAAAAAGGATACAACTATAGAATCTTCTAATATTTATTTAGGGAAAGAAGCGAAAGAAAATGAGGATCAACCACTAGTATTAGGTGCGGCTTTAAAAGAATTTTTAGATGAACTGTTGGATCTTTTAATGAAACAAAACGCGTTAGTTAATGGTGTACCAATACCTTTAACTGATTCTATGGCAGTACCGTTATTGGCTCAGATACAACAAATGAAACTTAAACTAGAACAACCAGAATTTTGGAGTGATTATCACTACATAGAAAACAATGGACAAAAAGCTGACTAGGAGGTCACATGAAAAAGAAAACAAACATAAGAACAGTAATAAGAAAAATAGTTAGAGAAGAAGTTGCTATGGCTATAGATGAGGTAGTGAACGAATTGAAACAACCATCACTATCATCAAAACCAGTTTCTCAACCAAAACCACAAAAGAAAATTGTTGAAAAGAAAAACTTTACGAATAATTCTATTTTAAATGATGTGTTAAATGAAACGGCACAATCGGATGAGTGGAAAACAATGGGTGGTGGGACTTATGATTCAAGTAAAATGAATGAAGTTATGTCTTCACAATATGGTGATTTGATGAATGGAACAACGAATAGTGGTATAAGTGTTGATGGACAAACACCAGATTTTTTACAAAAAGACTATAGTAAAGTTTTAAAGGCTATGGATAAAAAGGCAAAACAAACTAGGAATGTTTAATGGGATTAGCTAAAGATATAGAAAATGCATTCATAGAAGGATTGGGTGTCGATGTGAATGAGTCTGGCAGAGGTAAAGTACCTGATATGGCAAAAAGTATATCTGATGCAATTATAAACTTTTTACAAGAACAAACTTTTACTATAACTGAATTAAAATCTGCAGTCGAATTGGAAGAAATAAAAACCGTATCATCGTTAAGTGCAAATGTATTATCATCAGTTACTACCACCGTTAATGGAGGTTCAACTGGAACTGGTACTCTGGTAAATGCTACAGGTGTTGTGAAATCTGGGACTAAAGGAGTATTAATACCTGCAATTAATTTAAGAAAAAAAGGTTCAATTCAGGGTGGACAACTTACTGCTAGGGGTTATGCATATATTGGAAAAAATCCAATATCGTCTAGAGAAAAAAGAGATGACCATGGTCAAAATAAAGTTAAATTGTTAGAGATAAAGCGGGGAACTGAATAATGGCAATATTAGATAAAAAAAGAAATCTAAAACCATCCATTGTCGATAGAGATGATGCTATTTTTATTGGTATTGATTTACCATTTCATTTATCTTCTGGACCAGAAGGATATTTCGCTTCAACTTCAACAACAATGACAGCTATTAAAAATAATATTAGATCTTTGATGAAAACAGAAACAGGAGAAAGATTATTTCAACCAACACTGGGACTAAATCTAAAAAAATATTTATTTGAACAGATTACACCAGATACAGAATTAAATATACAACATGATATATCTACTACAATTTCTACTTGGTTACCTTTTGTAGAAATACAAGATATTGTAATTACTACTGATGATGAAGATGCTTATAAAGGACATACATTGAAAATATCAATTACTTTTTTTATTAATCGAAATCCAAATGCTTTAGAATCAGTTACAGTAAATATTGGAGAATAATAAATGCCGTATAATGAAAATGAATATAAAGTAAACAATGTAAATTATTTAAATAAAGATTTTTCAAGTATTAAAGAATCTTTAATAGAATATACTAAAACTTATTTTCCAAATACCTACCGTGATTTCAATGAAACATCTCCTGGTATGATGTTGATGGAAATGACTGCATATGTTGGAGATGTATTATCATATTATATAGACCAACAATATAAAGAAATGATGTTACCTCTAGCTGAAGAGAGAACGAATGTTATCAATATTGCAAAAATGTTAGGATATAGAATTAGACCAATTAATCCAGCATATGTTACATTAAGAGTTTCTCAAGAAGTAGATGCGACTGGTGATATAAATTTAAAAGAACCAGATTTATCGCAGGCATTTATACTTGATAAGGGTATGAAAATTTCTTCAACGGCCGATTCAAATGTAATTTTTGAAACATTATCTGAAGTTGATTTTACAGTTACTTCTTCCGTACACGATAGTACACTTATAGAAGAAAATACATATGATGAAAATGGTTTTGTCAGTTCATTTAAACTCACAAAAGATGTTAGGGCAATTAGTGGTGAAACTAAAACTAAACAGTTTACTCTTGGTTCTCCTTCAAAATTTTTAAGTATAACAATTCCAGATTCAAATGTAATTGAAATATTAGATGTATATGATAGTAATAATAATAGATGGTATGAGGTAGATTATTTAGCACAAGATAAAGTTGCCATTGAAACTTTTTATTATGATGATGAGAGGAGATCCGAAACTGGTAATGAAACCGGTGATGCCTTTAGAGATATAACTAATGACCCATTAGTACCGAATGTATCAGTTCCTTATAGTCTAGAGTATATCAGAACAAGCAAAAGATTTATTACAGAAGTTAATGATAATAACAGTACTTCGTTGATATTTGGTAATGGTTTGATGAAAACTGCAACCACTGGATCTTTTGTTAATGACTTTTTCAATGTGGAGCAGGCCGGAATTACTATTCCAGGTGAAAGTGAAGAGATTGGACAATTCGGTAACGCGTTAGATCCAAAGATAGGAAGACTTGTTGGGTTGGGAGAAATACCAGCAAATACTGTGTTAACAGTCAGATATCGTGCAGGTGGAGGTATTAATTCAAATGTTCCATCGTCAGATTTAACATCAATAGATACAAAAGAAGTGATTGGAAATACTACAAAAGAGTCAACATTATCTATTATAAATAATGAACCTGCTAGGGGTGGTAATAGTGGTGATACGGTTGAAGATATAAGAAATAGAGCATCTTCTCATTTCGCATCTCAAAATAGATGTGTTACAAAATCAGACTATGAGGCTAGAATTTTATCTATGTCACCTAAGTTTGGAAATATAGCTAAAGTTTATGTAGAAAGAACACATCTTTCTGGATATCCTGGTCAAGTTCAAAATTTATGGGATACCTATAGTTCGGATGGGAGCATGGATGTGAATCAATTTAATTCTATATTTATGGATGGAGCTGATGGGTATGAACACATACCTTCTATAAACGCACATATATTATGTTATGATAATAATAAAACTCTAGTCAAACCAAACAAACTGATAAGAAATAATTTAAAAAGTTATTTATCACAATACAGATTATTAACGGATGAAATTGTTTTATATGATGGTAAAGTAATTAATTTTGGAGTAATATTTGATGTAGTTGCACATAAGTTTTCTAATAAATCAGAAGTTAAATTAAATTGTATTAATCAAATAATTAACTATTTCAGAATAGATAAAATGCAATATAGACAACCAATTTATACGAGTGATTTAGAATACTTACTGATGGGATTAGATGGCGTAAGGGCAGTAAATTATGTGGAATTGACTCAAGATTTTAACGGTGGTCATCATTCTGGTATAAATGAAAATAGACTTTTGTGGGATATTAATCCAACATCTTTTAATCAAGGAGGACTGGTTCCATCCGCACCACCACATAGTGGTGATTATGGTTATGAATATAATTTTAGTCAATTTTATCAATCAAATAATGCACCAGGATTAATATTACCATCTGTGGATCCTGCAGTGTTTGAACTTAAACATCCAAGACAAAATATAAAGGGGATTGTACACTAATGCACTATTCTATTTTTCCAACAAAAACTACATGGATATCAAGTGGTTCAAATTTAGCGACTACTGGTATATCTGAAAAAGATCAAAATTTTGGTAAAGACCAGATATTAGAACTTAAAAAAGTATATTATAATGATTCATTTGATTATAAGACAAGGTTATTACTACAATTTGATTTAAATGAAACTGGTAATTCTTTATCACAGTCAATAGTTAATGGTGATATTGTAAATCCAAAATTCTTTTTAAGATTATATGAGGCGGAAGGAAATTCCGAACAAAATACAGAATATAAAATATCAGCACATCCTATATCACAATCTTGGGATGAAGGTACTGGAAAATTTGGTGATAATCCAAAAACAGTAACAGGTGTTAGTTGGGAAAACAGAACAAATAAGGTAGGTATAAGTGCAGTAACTTGGAGTAATTCTGACGGTACTAAATCACATGGTGGTGCTTACTATACTACTGGGAGTGGTAATCATGCAAGTCAATCATTCTCTAGTGAAAGTCCTGATATTAATATGGATATCACTGATATAGTAAATAATTGGTTAGGTGGTACACATAATATAGATAATAATGGTTTGATTCTAAGGTTTTCTGGAAGTCAAGAATCTGCGACTGCAGATGATGGGGAAATAATTTCTAGTCAATTAAAATTCTTTTCTAACAATACACATACAATATATTCTCCAAGACTTGAAGTTAGATGGGATGATCACAAACCTTGTACTGGATCAAATACAGGAAGTTTATCATTACTTGGTATTTCTGGAACTGCAGACAATTATTTATATCCTATTGGTTTTAAAGGAGAATATAGAGAAAAGGATAAAGTTAAATTTAGAGTAGGGGCTAGAAAAAGATATATCCAAAAAAGTTTTTCTACATCATATAATACTTTGACTGGTTCATATATACCAGAGAAAAGTGGAAGTTATTCTATAGTGGATGTCGCAACAGGAGAAACAATTATTCCATTTGAAGATATTAAAGGAACTAGTTATACTTATCTGTCTTGTGATTCCACATCAAATTATTTTGTACAATGGTTTAATACCTTCCACCCGGATAGAGTATATAAAATATTATTTAAATTAAAGTATGATGATGGTCAAGAACAGATATTTGATGATAATTTAGAATTTAAAATGAAGAGGTAATTATGGCAAGTTTTAATACAGGAAGAGAAATTATTTCTAGAGCTATATCTAAAATAATTTCATTAGAAGTTCCATTTGCTTATCGTGGTGAGGATTTAGAACTAAAATATATAGAAAATTTAAACGATATAAAAACTGTTGTACAGGATGGTGTTGCTGCTACTGTTACAGGTTCTGCAGTACCAGACAATGAAAGTTATATTTATTATCAAGAAAATTTTCAAAACTTAAATGAGGCATTAGTTCTTACAATAGAACAGTGGGTAAATTGTTATGCTGTTGATACAGATGTTGATGGTATTTATGATGATTGGCAAGTACCTATGTCGATGTATGATGTTGGTTCAAGTCCTATTACAGTAATATCAACAGAAACTGATCCGTTAACACAATATCCCATTATAGATAGAATAGTATTAGACAACACTACTTGTACTGTTGGACCAAATATCATTCCGATACTAGATATCATTAAGAGTAATTTATTATCACAGTTTTTAACATTTGCTCCTGAAGCAGAGGTTATAAATCCAGAACAGGCAGCAGAAGTTCTTGATACAGAAATAAATGAGTTAATGTCAAAACCACCCAATAGGGAACAGGAAATATCAGATTTTTTTACTGCGTATTCTAGATTGAAAGGACCAAAACCTGGTGGTGAAGGATTACCTAACTATGATATTGATGTGGATAATGATGGTATTACTGATTCATTTTCTGATGAACAATCAGATATTTATTCATCAATACATGATTGGACTCCAGATAATCCAGGAGGATATATACCTAGAACACAAGAAGATTCAAATGACACATTTGGAACTACACAAAAAAGTCTACAATGGTTACGAGATGATTTAACAGATTACCTCAAAGATTTTGATAATATAATAGATCCAGATGTTCAAGATTCTAGACCACTTTATAATTCAGTTTCCGATGGTTATCTTAAAGTAAGAAATGTTAACCAATCAATAATTGTTCGTAGACAAGAAGGTGACGATATTGGGATAATTGGTGCAGACCCAGATAATCCAGAATTTAGAAAAGGTTTTACGATAACTATGTGGGTTAAATTTTTAGACAAAGTAAGTAATGGTACACTTTTTAATTTTGGAAATCCATTGAGAGAAGAAAATCCTTTTGGTTTTTCTTTAAAAACTGAAATCGTAAAACAATCAGACTGGATTAGTGAAGGATATCAACACCCAGTAGATTGGTTTCAAAACGGAGATACGGAAAGAATCCTTAAATTAATTGTACATGATGGTTCATCGATAAGAGATAGTCATTTTGGAATACCTTCAGTACCAAACAGTACCTATAATGTATCTAGAAAAAGAACAACTGTAGTTAATGGTCCAGATTATGAAAATATTTTAATGAGTGGTATATTTCCATTTCAACATACAAGAATACCAATTGATTTTAATGAATGGTATTTTGTAGTAGCATCTTATGATCCAACTATTCTTGAAGATGAATCTTTTCAAGATTCACTACCAACGGGTGGTGATGTTCCGAGTGGAGATGGTGGACCTGAAGCTGCATTAAGACTTAGTTCTTATTGGAATGGAAATTGGGATCCTATTGTTCCTGGTGGATATGTTACTAGGTCAGGTTATGGTACAAAATGTCGAGTAGAATATATATCAAAAACAGATTTCATACGAGCTCGTGGTTTTAAACAAGAATAGGGAGAAAGAATAAATGGCACTGACTCCAAATAGACCAGTATGGACAGAAGGCCTCGAAATACTACACGGACCCTATAACAGTGATTATACGGAAATAATTCCTGAAATTATTCAATATAATTATTGTCGTCAATTCCATCCATATGCGGATGATTGGTATATGAGTTCTGGTCATGGTGCTGATGTTGATTTTTCATACACTGACGATCCATGGACTCATCATTCAGATTGGGAAGGAAGACCCCTTAGTGATTATTTGCAAAATGATGGATTCATTATGCATGCATGTCCGTATTCAAGTGGTACTCTTGATCTAAGTCCATTTCCAATGTATAGGGATGAAGATTATGATATCATAACTCATTGGCCTGGTAGTAATAGTCCTCATAATATATGTGGTAAGAGTTATACAGGTGATCAAATTTATGAATTTTATTATGGAATAGATGATCCACAAACATGTATAAATGAAACCAGTCCATGTTGTAAAAATGTATCTGGTGACTGGAATCTTACTCCACTCGGTGAGTGTACTAATTGGCGTTCATCTGCACAAGGAAATGAAGGATTCCAAAGAAACTGGCCATACGATAGTTCGTCTCCAGCATATATTTTTACACTAGGATACCCCCAAAACAACCTTGACGAATATGGGCACAAATACATGTCCGACCCATTTTATTTACTCAATCAACAAAACGATGACTGGTTTTCTGATGCCGGTGGACTTACAACTACTGTATATTGTTCTAATAGTACTGAATGTGGTTCAAGTTCTAGTGGTGGTGGACTGAAAAAGAGAAGAAGTGCATACTGGATAACAGCTATTGATTATTTAGATGGTGATAATGAAGACTGGGGAAAGTCATCAAGTACTAGTCAGA